TCAGGCAACGAGCGGATGCTGATCGGCAACGGCGCGAACACCGCGACCGATGCGGCGACGCTCGCCGGCGGCGCGACCGCCGTCGCGACCGTTGAGAGTTATGCGCGCGGCTGGGATCCGGTAGCTGGCGTCTACACACGCGCCTACGTGGACGCCTGCGAAGCGAACCAGCAGACCTCGACGCCGATCAGTATGACGACGGCGACGACGCTGCGTATCGTGGCGCCGTCCGCGAGCAAGAAAACCTATATCTGCGGTCTGTTCCTCATCTCGGCCATCGCAAACAACGTGGCCATCGTGGAAGGCACCGGCGGCACGTGTGGGACCGGCACGGCTGGCGTCATCGGCGGCACGACGGCCGCCAACGGCGTCAACGCGGCGGCGAACGGCGGATTCGTCCTGCCCGCCGGAAAAGTGGCGCAGGCGATCACGGTCGGGACCAACGTCGATTTATGCCTCATCACGTCCTCCGCTGGACCGCTCACCGGAGTGATCAAGTGGGCGCAGCAGTAAGACGCGCGATGCTCCTCGCGATCCTCCTGAGCACGGTCGTCTGCGGGCAGACCGTGCGACTCGGGAATGCCTTTCCGTCGAGCGCCGTTGCCGGATCACCACCCAATCAGCCCTCCAGTCCGAGTCCCGCCAGCGGCGCCACGTCTCAACCGACGTCGCTCACGTTGTCGTGGACGTGCACGCCCGGCGTGATGACGGGCTGGTCCCTGTTGGGTCCGGATCCGTTCACCCCGCCGACGAGTAATCATCAAACCGGATCCGCCTCATTCGCGGCGACCGGCCTCAGTCTCGAGACGACCTACTACTGGAAACCCACGTGTACCAACGCGAAAGGATCGACGCAACTCTCGTCGGTCTGGAGTTTCACGACGGTCAACAGCCCGCCGAATCAGCCGTCGAGTCTCAGCCCCTCGACGGGATCCACGGGCGAGCCGACGAGTCTCACGCTCACGTGGGCCTGCAGTCCAGGCACCATGACCGGCTGGTCAATACTCGGCCCAGATCCGACGAATCCGCCGACGAACGCGCATGCGGCGTCGAGCGCGAGCTACAGCGTCACGGGACTGAGTCAGACAACGACCTACTACTGGCAGCCGACGTGTTCCAATGCGTTCGGATCGACGCAGCTCACCACGCCCGCCAGCTTCACCACCTTCACGGGCGGCGGGGGCACCACGCTCCAGCAAACGGATTTCACGTATCTGGGCGCGTACGACTATGCGAGTCCGATCGGCAACGGCTACGCCACGCAAGGCTTGACGGGGCGCTATGTCGGGGGAGATCTGCGCCTGATCACGCTGAATCAAGGCACGGCGGACGGCACGGGTCACTATACGCCGCAACTTCAAGAGTTTTCACTGGCGGGCAAGAACTACGGCGATGTCATCGCCTCCGATACGGAGACCTGGAACAACATTTGGAACACGTCACCCGGATCGAATATTCATTTCGACGGGGAATTTTTCGGTCTCTGGTGGGATGCGGCGAATAGTCGACTCTGGACGAATCACGTCATCGACTACAACGGCAGCTACGAGCAGATCGAGAACTTCACCCGCACGCTGAACGCGGACGGCAGCATCTCGAATCTGCACGGGCCGGTGGGCCTGCAGAACGTCGGCGCCAAACACGTCTACGGCGGCGTGACGCCGGTTCCCGCCTATTTCCAATCGGCCTACGGGACGGCTCAGTACGCGATCGGCTTTGGTGGGTATACGAGTCTGCAAGACCAAGTAACCAACGATTATGCGAGTTTAGGCCTCACGTTCTACATCATGCCCGACCCGTCCGGCTACACGAACGGGACGGAGATTTCGTCGGGTAGTTTCAAGATGCTGGCGAATCACGACGACAGCACCGGCGGCGTTGGACGACGACTCTCGACCGACAATGTCGACTACTTCGGTTTTGACGGCAACCCGATGCGTCAAAACCCGCATGATGTGAGTTGCCCAGGAAACAACTGCCCGAACGGTGGAGGCAACACCGTCAACGTCAGTGGCACAACGGTCACTGAAAACAATGGCGGCAGTGACCTGATGTACTGGTGGGCGGGCTATCACAACACGCAAGGGAATCAGTCTGGCCCCTTCCAAGTCAACATCGACGGCACGAACTACACCGTCGCAAGCATGACGAATTGCGCCTCTGACGGAGGTCAACAATGCACCGGGTTGACACTCACGACAGCGGCGACAACCGATGCCAACGCGACCCTGATCGGTCCCAGTCCTGTTCCGACGATTCCCCCGGATACGGGGACCGACTCCGGCGCGGGCACCTGGACGAATGCCGATAGCTACTATCAAACAGGGGTCTGGATCAAGGGGTTGATTAAAGAAGGCTTCATCACGATCGCCAGTCTGGCGAAAGGCATGGAGGGCTATTGGGACTCGGCGGGCGAGTTCGTGGCGCGCGAGTTTGAATTTCACATCTACGATCCCACGACGCTCGCCAACGCCGCGCAGGGCATCACCGCGCCACAGAACGTCACGTGGAATCGCGCATGGGTGCAGGCCCTCCCTGGATTGGGAGGGGGCGCCTCCGGTAATTCTCCCATTTTCAATGTCAGTGGGGCGTGGTTCAATGTGACCACGAACAAGTTGTATGTGATGGCCCCCGGCGTGGGTGCCAGCGTGCGGATTTACGTTTTTGCGGTGAACGACTGATGAAGCGCCTCCTCGCCCTCGCCCTCCTCGTCGTCCTGTTCCTGCCGGCGCCGGCCTCGGCGGCATTTTCGGTCGTCAATAAGGCCAGCGGTGCCTTTACCGGCGCCTCGACGGGTGTCACGACTGGCGCCGTCAACATGTCGGGGGCCGATTTCCTCGTCATGGTGATCGCCTGGTACGCCGGAGGCACCGAACCCGTGCCTTCGGATTCCTCCTCCAACACCTGGCATGCGCTGACCTCGCAGCAGAGCGGCACTGGCGACAACAACACGCGGATCTACTACGCGTGGAATGCCACGAGCAGCGCGGCGCAAACCTTCACGCTCTCGGCTGTCACGAATGGCTATGCCTCCTTCTGCGTGGCGGGCTTCAGCGGCTCGCAAACGAGCAGCACGCCCTTTGATGCCCAAAACGGCAGCACGAGCAACCCGTCGAACGTCACCAGTCTGATGACGAGATCGACGGGTGTCCTCGCCCAAGCGACGGAACTCGTCGTCACCGGCCTCGGCCTCGGCTCGGGCTCCTTAGATTCCACCGAAACCGCCGACAGCGGCTTCACCACGTACCAGACGCAAGCGGGCGCGAGTGGCGCGGCTTTCGGCACGGGCCTCGCCTACAAAATCAAGAACGCCACGACGGCAGAAAACGTCACCTGGAGTTGGCCCACGACGACTGATGCCTCGGCGGTGATCGCGTCGTTCGAATCCGCGACGGGTGGGGGCGGAGGCGGTGGCACGCTGCACACCTTGGCGACCACCGGGGTGGGCCAATGACCTACGCCGATCTGATTACCGGCGCCTTGACCGAGATTCGCGTCGCGCGTGCGGGCGACGTCGTCGCACCGGAGATCATGGCGCTCGGGCTCAACCTCGCCATCGAACTGCTCGATCAGTGGAACGCGGTGCCGGACCTGCGCGCGTCCTACGCGGAAGTGTTCACCGACTACGTGCTCACGCCGAATCTCTCGCCGCACACCATCGGGCCGACCGGAACCTTTGTCGTGGCGCAGCGGCCGGTGAGCCTCGAGATGGCACAAGTGAGCCTCGGCGGATCGCCGCCGGTGTTTATTCCGATCACGGTGCGCTCGAAGCGCTGGTATGCGAATCAGCCGGTGCCGTTGCTCAACAGCACGTTCCCGACGGATGTGTATTACGAGCCGGATTGGCCGAACGGCAAGCTCCTCTTCTGGCCGGTGTCGACGACAAACTACGGCGTGCGGCTGTGGACGCGCACGCTGCTCGTCACGCCTGCGTTGACCGTGACGCCGTTCTCGTTGCCTCCCGGCTATATGGCGGCGGCGCGGTTGACGCTGGCCGAGAAACTGGCGAGGCCGATGGGGCAGAGCATCCCCGCATCGCTCGCGGCCGATGCGCGTCATGCGCGCGCGATCATCTTTGAGACGAACGAGGACACGCCTGCGCTCTCGACGGCCGATAGCGGGCTCGGTTCTTCGGCTCCGACGGCATTCAACTGGTTGAACAGGTCGAGTCGCTGATGCCGCGCTTTCCAGGCTTCATGGGCGGGTCAGGCGTGGTGCAAAGCCTCATCGCGGATGCGGAATCAACGAAGAACTGGTATGTCGAGACAGCGCAGCAGCGCAGCGCGAAGTCGCCGATGTCGCTGTTTCCGACGCCTGGATTCTCGCCGGTCGGCATGTTCCCCGACGTGGGCGGCCGCGGGTGCTGCAATGCGGGCGGTCGCATCTTCATCGCAGCAGGCGGCAGCCTGAACGAACTGAACAACGATTTCACGTTCACGAACCGCGGCGCGCTGGCGCAGGACGCCAACCCGGCGCAGCTGTTCTATAACGGCGTCGTCGGCGGGCAGATCGGGATCTCGTCTGGCGGGAACTTCTACTGTTTCGTGCTGGCGACGAACACGCTCACGCTCGTGCTCGCGGGCGAGACGACGATGTGCGCCTACGCGGCCGGATTCTTCTTTTCATTCAACATCAACACCGGCAAGGTCAAGCTGTCCGCGCTCGAAGACGGCACCAACTTCGGCGGCGGCAATTTCTTTCAGCGCGAGCTGTTTCCTGATCCGTGGCAGTCGATGTTCGTCGACGCGAACAACCTCTTGTGGATGATCGGATCGGAGAGTTTCGAGGTCTGGTATAACACCGGCATCGGGAACCAGCCGTGGGCGCCGCTCTCGGGGCTTGTCGGCCTCTACGGCATCGCGGCCCCGTTCGCCTTCTGTCGCACCGCGCTCGGCAACTTCTGGCTCGAAGCGAATCAGCAGGGGCAAGGGCAACTGCTGTTCTCGACGGGTTCGGTGCCGACGCCGGTCAGCAGTTACGCGTTCAGTTCGGCGGTCGGCGGGTTCATGAAGTCGAGCAAGATCAGCGATGCCGAGATGCTGGCCTACCAGCGCCTCGGGCATACGTTCATCATGGTCAGCTTCCCGTCCGCGCCGGCGACGTGGGCCTACGATGCGACGGAGCAAGGCTTCGCGGAACGCGGCGTGTGGAATCCGAATCTCGGGCGCTTTGATCTGTGGGCACCTCGGATTCATCAAGTGGCCTTCGGGAAGGATCTCGTGATGAGCCGCGCGAGTGGCGTCATCTGCGACATGAACGAAGCCTATACGACCGAATTCGACGGCGTGACGGGCATCGTGCGCGAGCGCATCACGCCGGGCATGACGCAGGAGCACGCGCGGATTCCGCTCGACCAGCTCGAGCTGCTGATGGACGTGGGGAAAACGGTGCAGCAAGTCGGCCAAGGGAGCAACCCGCAGGCGACCTTGCGCGTGTCGGAAGACGGCGGCGAAACCTACGGGAACGAACGCGCGGCCAGCATGGGCCGCATCGGCAAATACAAGACGCGCGTCTACTGGTCGATGCTCGGCGCACCGGCCGACGTGGTGCTGAAGGTGCGCACGACGGACCCCGCGCCCTCACACATCGTGGATGCGTGGGTCAACAACGTCGAGAAGGCGGCCTGATGTCGCAAACGCCTGCGCCGATTCCGGCCGGCACGCAGATCGTCGACAAGCTCGGCGCCATCACGGTGTTCTTCCGGTTGCGCTGGGAGGAGGTGCGCGCGGCGTTCGGCGTCGTGCCTGATCTGGCGAGCCTGCCAGAGTCGGCGAACAAGACTGCGGCCATTGTGACCGCCACGGCCTACGTGACGAAAAGCTCAGGCCTCTATCGCATGAGTTACTACCTGCGGAAGACGCTGGCGGATGGCGTGTCGAGCGCGCTGACGTTCACCTACGGCTGGACGGACCACGGGACACCGCTCACGGAAATCGAACCGACGCTGAACACCGACACGCCGGCCGCGCAGCAGAGCGGGAGTAAACTAGTCTATGCGGATGCGGAGACGGAACTGACCTACGCCGTCGCCTACGCATCGAACACGCCGAACAAGATGACTTACGAGTTAGAAGGTCCGACGGTGGAGTTTCTCGGATGACGACACGTCTGCTCCCGCACGAAGAATGGTCGCGCTTGGCGCCAACGGCGCTCGGGCCGTTCTGGGAAGACTTGCAGACGAGCAAGACGAAAGTCGTGGTCGCCGAAGAGGCCGCGCAGGTGATCGGCTGTTTGGCGCTCATTCCGACGCTGCACGTGGAAGGCCTCTGGACGCATCCAGACCATCGCGGGATGCCGGTTCTCCGCGCGTTGTGGAAGGAAGCGACGGCCGAGAGTCGGCGGCAAGGCGTGGGGTCGGTCATGGCCGGGGCGATCGATGATCGGATGCGGCAGATTCTCAAATATGCACACGCGACGAAGGTGCCTGCTGAGTTCTATTTCGTGCCGGTGAAAGGATAAGCATGCCGCCTCTGGTCATTGCGGGAGTGGTCGCAGCTGGTGCGATGGTTGGCGCGGCTGAGATTTCCTCGAACGCTGCGGAAACAGGCGCCGCCGATCAGTCGCAAGCCGCCGCCGCTACGCTGGCGTTTACGAAGCAGCAGGCGGAGCAGACCTACAACCAGCAGGAAACGACGAACAAAGCGAACTACGGGGAAGCTGCGGCGAATCAGCAGCGCCTGAATTCGATCGGCGCCATGCTCGGCTTGCCCGCGCAGAACATTCCGCCGTTCGTGCCGATGCCCGATCCGAACTTCACCGGCCCGACTCAGCCTCCGGCCGGAGCGCCCGCGCCGCTTCCTGGCAACTCGCCGACCGCCATCGCTCAGCGGACCGCGCTCGGGCAGCTTCCGCAGTCGCCAGCCGCGACAGCTGCGTCGACGCCAGCCGGCAGCACCACGCCTGCGCCGAGCAACGCGAATCCGACGGACCCGGCCTACATCACGCAACAGCTGCAGCAGCTCTATGCGAGCCTCGGGAAGACACCCACAGGGCCGGGGAGCGGACCGACCGACATCGCCTACATGGCGAATCAGATCGCGGCGACGGGCGGCTGGACGGGTAGCAACGCGGCCTACTGGACGACGAAGATTAGCGGCCTCGTGCAGGGCGGCGGTAGCACGAACGCGCCGAGCAGCACCGCGCCGAAGTCCGTGGCGAGCTACTTGTCCGCGCCGCCGTCGCCAGCATCCGCGCCCGCGCCACTGCAGCCGCAAACCTTCGCGCCGCAGCCCTACTACACGCCTCAGTCGGTTGATCAGTATCTGCAAAACCCTTACGGGGGAGCGGCTTAATGTCGCTCGGCCAGCCTTGGCAAGATCCGGCGACGGGTCAATGGTACAACGCCAGCGGGCAACGGATTCCTCCGCCGACGAATCCCGTCATCGGACCGCCCACGCAGAATCCGCTGAACAATCCGCCGAATACAAATAGCACAACGATCGAGCCCGGACCGGGCCCACTCGCGGGTGCGCCGCCTCCCACCCCTGTAGGGGCGCCTCCTCCGAGCACAGCACCCCCGCCAAACACAAATGGCGGTCCGACAGGAACCGGTGGGCTGGCGCTGGCGCCTCCTGGTCCGGCCCCCGCGCCGCCGTCCGCTGCGCAATTCAGCGGCGCCGTGCCACCGACACCGGTCTTTACGCCGCCGCCCTACACGCCGCCGCCCGCGTTTCAGTTGCCGAGCATCGCCGACGCGATGAACCAGCCGGGCTATCAGTTTCAGGTGCAGCAGGGCGAGAACGCGCTGCAGAATTGGGCAGGCGCGAAGGGCACGCTGAACGACAGCGACACCGCGCAGCAGCTTGAGCAGTTCGGGCAGAGCAGCGCGCAGACCGACTATGCGAACGTCGTCGGGCAGGATCTGCAGGCCTACAACACGAATTACCAGACGCAATACACCGATCCCTACGCCATCGCGTATCAGGGCGCCACGGCGGCGTTCGCGCCGAAGATGACGGCCTACACGACGCAGGCCAGCGCGAACCAGTTCGGACTGCAGACGAATTGGCAGGATGAATATAACGCGTGGTTGGCGCAGAATCAGCTCCTGCAAGGCGAGCAGGGCATCGGCATCCAGGGCGCGAACGCAGGCCTCTAATGCCACCCTTCACGTATCCGCAACCGCAGACGAACCCCTACGCAGCGAGCATCGCCGAGCTGATGCTGCGCGGCGGCGACATCAAGGCGAACGAAGCCGTGGCGCTCGGGAACATCGAGGCGAATGCCGCAACCGGCATCGCGGGCGACGTGGCGAAGATTCCGCAGCAGATCCAGCAGCAGAAGGTGCAACAGCTGCAGACGCAGGATCTCTCACTCGATGTTGATACGAAAAAGCGCGCCGTGGCGCTTCAGAAGCAACTCTCTGACACCATCACAAATACGCCTCAGGTGGACGAAAATGGGCTGAAACTCTACGACGTGCCGACCATCACGAAAGGACTCGCCGCGAGCGGATTCGGCGACAGTGCGATGCAGGTCGGCAAGAACCTCTCAGATATGAACGACTCGTTCAGGGCCGTGCAAGCGTCAAAACTCTCGGCTGCGTCGACGGCCGCGGCGAAGTTGATCTCTATTGGTGCGCCTGCGGATCTCGTGGATCACAGCGTCGATCAGTTCAAGGCCAACGGCATCATCGATGCCGCCACAGCCGATCAACTTCACGCACTCATCAAGGCGGATCCGGCCAACGCGATGAAGGTGGCGCAATACTTCGCGCCGCCGGCAAAGATCGGAGAAGCGGCGCCTGGCTCGATGGGTCGCAATCTCGACACGGGCGCCATCATTCCAGGCTCGCAAGTGCCTGATAAGCCGATCGTCCTTGGTCCGCAGGATACAGCCGTGCAACCAGGCGCAGGAGGTGCGCCTCCTACCGTGGTTGCAACGAATCCGAACCAGCGACAACCGGAGGCACCGCAAGCGGGATCTGAGGGAGAGGCGGTCACGATTGCGCGCCGCATCGCCACACAGGCGAACGGAGGACGTCCACTCTCAGATAGCCAGTTGCAAATCGTCGACGCGAAGGCGATGCAGGACTACAAGACGCAGAACGCCGATCCCGATCTCCGCGCGGCGGCGCTGGCGCAAAGGAACATTGCGGGGTTGCTCGCGCAGATGCAACTGAATAATCAGCCGACGAAGGAGCAAGCGTCATCAGTCGCCGACGATCTCGTGAACCATCGCATCGCTCCCGAACAGCTTGCCTCGCTCTTCAGCACTCGCGGGGCGGCCGGCATGGCCTTCAAGCTGCAAGTGGCGTCAGAAGCGAAGAAGATTGATCCGACCTTCAACTTCGAGGCGGCGTCGGCAGAGTATCAGCTCGCGAAATCGCCCGGCTTCCAGAACACTGTGCGCTACATGGACAGCACGATGGAATCCATGCCACAACTGCTGAAAAATGCGCAGGCGCTCAATAACGTGAGTGTCCGGTCCGTGAACAAGCTGATTAATGCTGGGAAAAACGAATTCAACAACGTCGATCTGAAGAAGTTTAAAACAGACGTGACGTTCGTCGGTGACGAGATTGCCAAGATTCTTGCGGGCGGCGGCACGGGCAATGTGACCAGTGACGCGAAACTGAAGCAAGGTCAGGACGTGTTCAGCACGTCTGACGATCCGCAAGCGATTGCGGCAGCGCTCGGAGAGGTGCAGTCGTTGATGGGTAATCGCCGTCGCGCCTTGACGCGTGGCACTTACATGGAAGGATCGAGCGCGTCGACCGGCACGATGCGCGTGAAAGGGCCGAACGGTCAAACCGGCACGGTCCCCGCGGGCACCACACTCCCAGATGGCTGGTCGAAGGAGTGATGATGTTGCCCCGCGAAACCAAGCTCGGGCGCGACGGCAAGATGCTCCCGCATCAGACGCGGCCGACGTCTGTGTCGGACTTCATCGACCATCACTATCGGCACTTCAATGCGGCCACGCTGAAGGATGCGGCCGACGGCTATCTGAAGCTGCTCTCGAAGGGCGGCCTGATGTTCGTGTCGCTCGCGGGCGCCATGAGCACCGGCGAGATAGGGCTGTCGCTCGCAGAGATGATTCGCCAGCATAAAGTGCATGCGATTTGCTGCACGGGCGCGAACCTCGAAGAAGACGTGTTCAATCTCGTCGCGCACGATCAATACGAGCGCATTCCTGACTACTCGGAAACGACGCCGCAAGACGACAAGGCGCTCCAGCAGCGCAAAATGGCGCGCGTGACGGACACCGCGATTCCAGAAGAGGCCGCGATGGCGGTCGTGGAAGACCCGATCATCGAACTGTGGATGAAGGCGGACAAGGCTGGACAATCCAAGTTCCCGCATGAATATTTATACGACCTCTTGCAGTCGAAGCAGCTCGAACCGCACTACAACATCGATCCGTCCGATAGCTGGATGGTCGCGGCCAGCGCGGTCAATCTGCCGATTTATGTTCCTGGCTGGGAAGATTCCACGCTCGGGAACGTATTCGCAGCGCTGCGCCTCAAGGGCGAACTGAAGCACACAGAGACGGTCAAGGGCGGCCTGGATTATATGCAGGATTTGGCGCGCTGGTATACAGGCGCCTCCGCCGATCATCCGGTCGGCTTCTTCCAAATCGGCGGCGGCATCGCGGGCGACTTCTCGATCTGCGTCGTGCCGCTCCTGCGCTCGGACTTCGGGCGCAAGAACACGCCGTTCTGGGCCTATTTTTGTCAGATCACCGACGCGACCGAGAGCTACGGCGGCTATTCCGGCGCGAGTGCGCAAGAAAAAATCACCTGGCAAAAAATCGACGTGGACACGCCGACGTTCATGATTCAAAGCGACGCGTCGATCTGCGCGCCGCTCGTCTTTGCGAAAGTGCTGGGCTGGTAATGGCGCTGCAAGCACCAGCAGGCTCCGTGCCCGACACGCCGCCGCCGGGCTTTGTGCCGGACGATCCTGATCATCGCGTCAAGGGTGACGACATTCTGGCGAACTTCAAGCAATCGGATACGTCGCCGAACGAGGTGGATCCGAACACCATCGGCACGTTCGTCTCGCATCTCTGGGCGGGCGTGAACCCGGTGAAGCTCGGGCAGATGCTGCCCTGGCCGAAAGCCGCCGGCGGATCCGGCCTGGACAATCCACTCCTGCCCTCGAATATCGTGAAGTCCCTGGCCGATGTGAAGCAGCAAGCGAACGCCGCGCTCGCCAAAAAAGACTATGTAACCGCGCTGAGTAAGTACGTAGAGTCCGTCGTGCCGATTCTCGGGCCGATCATGTCGCGCATCGGCGATGAGTCCCAACAGGGAAAAGGCGCCGCCGCTGCGGGGGATGCCGCTGCGCTTGTGACGGGCGCCGCGCTCTCACGCGTGGATCCGGCGACGGCTGGGGACACACTGCGCGCGGCGCCTGGGGCGCTGGTCCGCGGGGCTGCGAAGGCGGGCGGGGCGATTGCGGATACGGTGTCGCCGGATCTCGTCGGTGTCGCGTCGCCTCGGTTAGGCAAGGCGTTGCAGGTACTCCAGAAAGTGCGCGATGCGGCTGCGCCCGATGACGAGGCACCGTCAACGGCCACAATCGACCAGACGCCAGCGCCGGCTGCGCCGAAATCGCCGGGCGGGATGAGTCCGCAGCAGACGCTGAACGAACTTGCGATTCAGGCGCGTCGCCAGCAAATCACCTTGTCAGATACGGATTATAAGATG